AAAACAAAAGAGATACATCTGAAAAGTACAAAAATCTAGGTAAGCAATTCCTGGATGAGCTAGACATACGAACCGAGACGGTACGGGCCAAAACCTATATCACCATTCACAATATGGACACTGCTTTGACCCTACCTGGCAGAGGAGAGCAATTCAGGATTAGAACGCAAAGCCAATTGAATCTCATCGGACTGATAGTCAAGGCAATCAGGATACACGGCTCAATTGACAGTCTGACCATTGCGACCTACTCGCTGAATAAAGAGGCTTTGAGCATACTCAAAGATTTGGTGTTGAGTGATAGGATTAAAGAACTCAACCTGCTCATAGCCAGTTCATATTCATTTCGTGCGCCAGACTATTATGAACTTTTGAAAACAACGGCTAAAGAACTCAACAAATTTAATCCAAAAATTCACTTGGCTTTCGCGTGGTCTCATTTCAAAATCACCTTGATTAGATGCGGAAAGGAATTTTATCAGGTCGAAGGTAGTATGAACTACACTATGAACAATATGGCAGAGCAAATCCTGATTGAAAACTCGCGAGCTTCTTATGATTATGACTATAAGTTTATCAATTCGATTATGAGAGACCAGACTAACTCTGCCTTAGATATTATTTGCTGAAAAGTACATCTATTATGAGTAGAAAAAAACGTTCTAAAATTCAAGTTGAAAAAGACCGGCGGGAGATAGCGAACCTGTATCTACAGGGCATCATACAGGCTGAGATAGGCGCGCGGCTTGGAATGACACAGCCGATGGTTTGTTATGACATCAAGGTCATCAAAAAACGCTGGCTTGCGTCTTCCGTGAGGGACTTCGATGAGGCCAAAGCACGTGAGCTTGCCAGAATTGACAACGTGGAGACCGTAGCGTGGCGGCAATTTGAGCTATCACAAGGTGACAAGAAATCGACAACCGTTAAAAAATCTGAGGGCGGAACTGAGGCGACTAAAAAGATAGAGGAGCGATTAGGCGACCCGCGCTATCTCAAGATAGTTCTTGATTGTGTTGATAGACGCTGTAAAATTTTGGGAGTTGACGCGCCCGTTAAGCAAGACATCGCTTTTTCTGGCGGCGTTGTTTTTTTACCTGAGAAGGATTAGATGAGCAAGACGACGCAGATGGAGATACGCCCAATACCAGATAGTCCACAGCAGGCTTTTCTTCAATCCTCTGTACGGGAATTGGGGTTTGGTGGGCAAGCGGGCGGGGCAAAATCATTCTCTCTCATTCTTGACGCGCTCAGCCAAATCCATCTTGAGGGATATAACGCTATCCTACTGCGAAAGACATTCAAGCAATTGGCGGGGGCTGATGGGCTTATAGATTTGAGTCATCAGGTGTACCCATTAGTTGGCGGCAAGTACAGAGCATCAGGTCACGTCTGGACTTTTCCAAGACGCTATCCCGGCATCATCCGGTTCGGCCACGCTGACATCAACATACAGGCGAACTATAGCGGGCATCAATACGCCTTCATTGGCATAGACGAATTACAACATTTTTCAGAGAGACAATATCTGTTTCTCTTTAGCCGAAACAGGAGTAGCAATCCCAAGATTAAACTCTACTATCGCTCAACCTTCAATCCTGGAGGCATCGGGCATAGGTGGATTAAACGCCGATTCATAGATCCGTTCAGGGTCAGGAACGGCGAATACAGCAGGCAGGTGAAATACTTCAAGCGGCAATTTGGCGAAGACGTTCAAACCGATGAGGGCGATAGTCTTGGAATATCCCGTGCATTTATTCCCAGTAGATTGGAAGACAATCCGTACCTATGGCTCGGCGGCAAAGGCGATTACGAGGCAGGACTTTCTCAGCTAGACGATGTGGATTTTAGGCGGCTCAGGTTGGGGGATTGGGACATCAAACGGGAAGGGCGCGTATATCACCGATTTGATGAGAGTTGCATAGCATCACCCAACGATGTAAATCTTGACCATTGCTCATTCTATTATGCGCTTGACTTCGGCGCGGTGAATGAGGTATGGGGATTATTCGCCAAAGACAAAAAAGGCATCTATTATCTGGTACACGAGAGTAAGTTGCCAGATATGACCACGAAAAGTCGGGCGGCGCGTATCAAATCACACTTCGCAGGGCGGCAGGTGGTCAGGGGATGGGGCGGCGCAGCGTCAGAGAAACAACAACGACTCGACTACAAAGAGGCCGGATTAGTCATTACACAGCCGCCTATATCAGATGTTGAGGGCGGCATCAATTCCGTAAACCAACTGTTTGAACAGGGCAAGTTGAAAATCTTCTCAACAATGAATTATACAATAGACCAGTTAGAGAATTGTGTCAGGGACGAAAAAGAAGGAATTGCGGATAAATCTATGTGGCACTATCTGGACGTGTTGCGATATTTCGGGAGTGGCGTTAATGCGCCGCGTAAATTTGCGAGGGTGTCATAATGGCAACTAATGAGGCTGTACTGAAACAAATCATAGCGAACCAGAGCGCACTAATGGCGAGGCGCCAATTGGCGAGCGCGGTAGGTCAGATGTACGGCGACTTCGGGAAGCGTGATGTTTACGCGGCGGCAGGCTATCCGCAAAAGATCGGCTTCGCCAATTACAATGCAAAATATCGGCGGCAGGGATTGGCAAGCCGGCTTATCGAGATATTTCCAAATGAGACTTGGCGATTGCCGCCGACTCTCAAGGACGGCGACGAGGTAGATACCCCGTTCCTTCTGGCGTGGAAAGATTTGATAGACTTTGACGTTCCGGTAGATGAGATAAACGATAGAAAATCCATTTGGCATTATTTTGAACGTGCCGATATTCAGTCTGGAATAGGTGAATATGGACTATTGCTAATTGGTGTCAGGGACGGGAAGAAACTATCAGAGCCGCTTGAAAAAGGCGAGGGGCGCACCTCGAAAGATTTACTGTACTTGTCCATTTTTAATGAGGGAGATATTCCAGCGCGTCCGGCATTATGCACTGACCCGCAAAGTTTCCGTTATGGTATGCCGGAATTTTATACCGTGATGATGGGGGATGGGCTACCGTCCGAGAAGGTACACTGGACGCGGGTTATACATATTTCAGACGGCCTAGAGAATAACGAATTGTACGGCAGGCCACGCTTAGAGAATGTTTACAACGCACTTGAGGACCTACTGAAAGTCACTGCCGCAACCGGAGAGGGCGCGTGGCACTCGCTGAAGAAGGGAATGGTATTGAGTACCAAAGATGGTTACGAGCTTAACCCCGATGGGAAGGCCGATAGGGAAGAGCAATTCGATGATTACCTTAACCAACTTCGCCGAACCATAGAACTAGAGGGGATGGACGTTCATTTTGAGGGCGGCGAGATCATAGACCCAACGGGTGTTTTTGACAGCTATTACACAGCCGCCAGCGTAGCAACGGGCATCCCCAAGCGGATACTGATGGGAAGCGAGCGCGGCGAATTGGCGTCTACTCAGGACACCCGCGCCTGGCTAGACAAGATCGCGGCGCGACAATTTGTCTTTGCCAGTCCGATCATTCTGAGACCCTTCATAAATCGGTTAATGTTCGTGGGCATCCTACCATATCCAGCGAGCGGAAATTATCAGGTGAAATGGCCTTCGCTCTACACGTTGGATGAGGTACAGCAAACCGACGCGCTACAAAACACAGCGGACGCCTACGGGCGGCTAACTGAGGCCATCGGTGAACCTGTCGCTACTCGTGAAGAAATCAGGGTTGACGTGTTGGGATTGCCGGAAGAACCGATGAGGGGTGAATATTCAGAGGTCGCCATTGCCGTCAACAGTGAAGACGGCGCGTTATCTAATTTGATACTGAACCATAGCGAGGGACAGCCATTTGACCGGAGTTGCCCGCTATGTACCAACTTTGGAGTGCGACAATTTCCAGACCATAACGGCCTATGTCTATGTGGCGCGTGTGGACAAACTTTTGACCCGCAGGTGGAATAATGACTAGAATACCTTACAAGGACTTACAGCGAATGGACAAGGCCGAGCGAAAGAAGACGCTCAAAGAGACCACGAAAAAAATTGAAGAAATCTTGAATAACAAAGACGGCTTGCAACGGCTAAAGGCGATTACCGATGACGAATGGAACGCGGCTCTTGCAGATGACGCGACCCTGTAGGGGATAGGATACTATGTCACCATCAAACATAAATGACCTGAGCAATGTTGGGAAATTGGTTCACCTGGCTATGCGGTTCGATAGTTACGATGAAGACCGCATCAAAAGCGAACTGACTAAATCCAGACGCCGCGCCTATGAACGGGAATTGACGAACCAGGCTCGGCGGGCAGGCTGTTCCAGTCGTTCCGGGCGTGTTAGCGTTGGGCCAGAATTGAGCGAGTTAAACCGAATGAGCGGTGAAGACGCCAAAAGCATTGTCACCACATACAACAAGGACCTTGCCGCCGCCATTCGCAACATCCGAGCAGAGACCCCGACAGCCAATCGGAACGTATACGTAAAGCGGCTTATGGTGTGGGAAGATAAACGCTCCAAATGGAAAGCTTCACAAATCGCACAGAACACTGAGGCTACAGCGCGGCGCAACGCTCAACGCGATTTCGTCAAGTGGAATAATATGCAGGGCAAGGCAATCCTGAGACCGACAACCGCAGTGTGTCCGGTGTGTAGGGGATGGATTAGGCGCGGCCTCGTTCCTCTGGACGTGGCGCAAAACAAACCGCCGCCGTATCATATCAATTGCCCGCATTATTGGGAGAACAGATACGAAAAGTTTGACGGCCAATGTAGCGATATGTGGATGGGAGACTAGGGGGATAGATGGTGACAGCGCAAAAGAACAGGCCACAAAGAGGACTATCTGATGTTAGGGTGAACGGGAAGTTATTGTTTCGTTATGACCCGGATCGCGATCTGATAGAGATAAGGCGGCGCGGCAAAACTCATTTAATCGATTTGAAGACGCAACATAGACCACATAGGAAGCAACCCGTTTTCAACTGCCCACCTGAAACCTGTTCTGGAGAACGGGTCGGCAAGCATTAGTCCCTGAGCGGCCGATAGGCTATCCGGTTTTTTGGCCCATTCGTGAATCCCAATGTCCGATGTTGACATAGAACATAAAAACGAGTAAAATATAATTACTATTCAGCTCAGAGCGTCACGAACGCCACGCACATTTGCGGAGGGTGTTTTTAATGCTCAAACTCCACCAAGTATCCACAAATCAAACTCAGGCAGGCAAACGGCAGACTGGTATTGATGGCAGACAGTATCTTGTGTTACCGTCTATTCCTATCAAAGCCAGTGTACTTGGCGGCGCGTATGTCCCCGCCGATGAGATAGCCGCTTATGTTGAGGCTTGGAACGGTATACCGTTCACACTGAACCACCCCGACAACAACGGGAAACCTATCTCGGCGAATAGTCCTGAGATAATCGCAAAGCAATCTATCGGGCGTGTTTGGAATAGCAGGTTTGATGAGAGCGATAATACACTTCACAGCGAAATTTGGATAGACATTGACAAAGCGAAGTCTTTGAGCAACGACAGCAGACGCGCTTTGGCAATGTTGGAAGCAAATCGGCAGATGGAGGTTAGCACTGGGTACTTTGCCGACCACGAGACCACCGGCGGAGATTTTGAAGGCCAACCGTACAAAGAGATTGCCCGAAACATTCGCCCTGACCACCTAGCTCTATTATTGGATGGCGTTGGGAATTGTAGCATTGCGGACGGATGCGGTATACCTAGAATAAACGAGGCCGAAGATGAAGAACTTGACGAAGGCTTTTTCCAAAAAGTAACTAAAATTATCAAGGAGATAATTATGAATGAACCAACCGGAAAAGTTACAACTAATGATGATGTGGTAGATGAGGTGAAAGACGCCGCAACCGTCCCCGCCATTGAATCCCCGACCGTCCCCAATTGGGGCGAAATGTTCGGCGACCTGTCAACCAAAGTCGCCGCGCTGACCAAAACTGTAGAGGGCATTGTCACTGATGCGGCAGATGCGGCAGACGCCGCCAAAGTTGAAATCATCAAGGAACTGATCGCTAACGCAAGAGTGGTCTTAACTGCCGACGAGTTGGAAGGATTCGACCTTCTAACGCTCAACAAGTTGCGGAACTCGCTGATTGAACCGGACTATAGCGGACAGGGCGGCGTTGTTTCCAACGAGTCTGATGAGTATGAATATGGCGACTTCACCACCGCCAAAAAGGAGGCTAAATAATAATGGCTAGTAGCACACCCAACACCATTCTGTTATCCGTAAACGGAGCAGAACGACCGTACAATGAGCGTCTTGCAGGCGCGGCATTGACGCCCGGCGAAATCCTGGAAATCTCAACTGGAGAAGCTCTTGTCCCCCACGCAACCGCTTTTGGCCCGTTGCTATCTGGTAAACTGGTATGTATTGAAAATCCCTATGCCAGTGACAATACTGCCTCTGCAATAAACAACGATTGGGCATCGGGAGCTACGGCGCGGTTTATCCACGCTCAGTCCGGCGATGAGGTTTATGTCTTTGTCGAAGCATCTACAACCGTTGTCTTGGGACGAACCCTGCTTGCCAGCGATGGCGCGGGCGCGTTGGAAGTAGTTGTACCATCAGTTGACGGGACTATTCCCGGATGCGTCTTTGGCGTAGCGATGGAAAATAAAACAGTCGGCGCGTCCCGTGAGCGCGTGAAAGTGAGAGTGATTTAATGAGTGACCAACTACAAATTCAGAACTCAAACGACGCAGACGTGAGCTTGGCCTATTCGCCTAAGCTCACTCCTAAACAATTGGTTCGCACTAACAAGCGCACCGGTCAGGTTCAATATAAACGAAATGGCATCTGGATTAACTCTGCTTTGCGTAAAGACGAATGGAAAGTTTTAGACGCTGCGGTCATCGAAGCCGCCGGGGCCAGAACTGAGCTAATTGCCCGTTTGCCCCAGCAGCCGCTAGGCGGTATCGGGACGATGGTCAGTCAGTGGAATATTAGCTCACAGATGACCGCCGCCAATGTATCTATCACCGGGCGTGCTGTTGGGGAAAGTGACCGAGTAGATTACAACCTGGCCGGTACTCCAATCCCCGTAATCTGGAAGAATTTCAATATCGGAGCGCGAGAACTGCAAGCGTCACGTGACGGAGGCGATGCTCTGGACATTACCCACGCTTATGAGGCCGGGCGTGTTGTCGCTGAAAAGCGCGTGAATATGCTATATCTGGGAGACAGTAATATCGTCTTGAATGGCAGCACCATTTTTGGTTTGACTAACGAGACAAACGTCACTACCGGTACAGCCGCAGGCGACTTCGGAACGATTGCCAACATCCGAATAACTGTATTAAGTATGATTAGTGCCGCCGCCGCCAAAAACTATTTTGGCCCGTTTGAACTACACGTAGCGACTACTCAGTACATCGAGATGTTGGCGCGTTATACAGATGGTAGCGGCCAGACTGCACTTGACGCCGTTTTGAGCCTACCGCAAATTAGCGCGGTCGTCCCTGCTGACCAAATGATCGATGGGACGTTGGTACTTTTCCAGCCTACACGCAATGTTGTGGACTGGGCGTCGGCTATGGACATCACTTTGGTCGAGTGGCTTTCTGGTGATGGAATGACGCATTATTTCCGAGTTATGACCATCGGCGCGCCGCGTGTCAAATCTGATTACAACGGGAATAGCGGCATTGTCTATTTCACAGGAGCGTAGAATGAAGGTAATCGTTAAGAGCGGTTCACATTCTCAAATTGTAGACGGCGAGCGCGTTCTGTTTTCAAAAGGCGATGAGTTAGACGTAACAGAGGAAACTTACAACCTACTGGCGTTCAAATTCTCAGTGAAAGATGATCCTGTCGAGGACGTACATATTGAAAACATTCCAAAGTTTGAGCTATTGGTAGCGGCTGGATATGACAGCGTTAAAGCAATTCAAGCCGCCACCGACATAGAATTATTGGTCGTTGATGGAATTGGCGCGGCTTCACTGGACGCTATCCGAAAGGCCATACAGTAAATGACAATCCTTACTTCGGCGGACTACCCGGCAGTTAGGCGGCTGGTAGACACTCAACTGTCTGCTATCGACCTACCCGACGCCGTAATTTCTGAAATCGTTTACCACGACGCCGCCGAAGCGTGGATTGTCAACCGAGACCCCGACGCCGCAACTAGGACAGGAGCGGAGGCCAGCGCAGTTAAAAGAGCGACCCTCTATTGGCTGGCCTCCCTCCTAGTTCCCGCCGCCTACAAATTGACTTCCGTTTCGGTCAGAACTACCGACGTTTCCTATACGCGCCCCGGATTTAATTCTGAGAAGCGCATTAAGGAACTTAGACAATGGGCAGAGCGGGAACTAGACAGCATACCGGGCGTAGCGGTAGATTTGAATTACGTCATCAGAAAGCCAGTGATTTTCAACTCACTCTGAGGTAACAAATGGCAGAATATACCGAAGTTGGCGTTGATCCTATACATAAATGCGTTTTGACCTACGATTTGAACCGAAAGCCACGAGTACCTAGCTATGGTTAGAATGGAGTTCAAAGGCTACAATCGAGTACGGAACGCGCTCAGGGGGCTTGCTTCCAAGCGCAAGGATGTTTCGTCCCCGATTATAGCCGAGTGGCTCAAGAAACTTCGCGCCACGCTCAAAAGCGAAAAATATCCACCAAAACTTCCAAACCAGAAATATATCAGGACTGGTAACTTAGCGAATAGGTGGGCGGTTCAGGACAACGCAATCATAAACCGCGCCAAATATGCCGGTTACGTGGTAGGCAAAGGTACTCAGGCCGAAATCCATCAGGGGCGATGGTGGACAATGCAGGATGTTGTAAACAGAGAATCGCCGAAGTTGGTAAAATCTCTCTCAGAACGATATGAAGAAATTTGGGAAGTGTAGCAATGACCGTCGTTGTAGATAACGTTCTTGACCAACTCAAGACGCTTTCCCTAACACTCTCTCCCGAAGGGCAACCCGTCCCCGTTGCCGCCTACATTTACCCCGATGACATTTTAACAATGGACTTATCATCATTACCTATTGTTCTAGTCTCTGAGGTAGTGAACGAGACCAATACGTGGTACTATGGACAACAGGGATGTCATTTTTACCGCAATTGGCAAGCGGAACTATATCTACTGCTGAGTGAAGGACAAATACAATCCAATACTCAGGCCGCTATAGCCGAACCGCTACATCGAGCGTGGACAGCGGCTTTGGCAGTTATGCTAAAAGACAATCCAACGCTAAACGATGCGGTTATTCAAATTGGCGATTATGGAATATCAGGCAACCAAAACCAGGTTTTATTCCAAGAGAGCGTCCATCATTTAGCGGTAAATACAAGAATATTTTGGGGGATACGCTGTGTAATCCCCGTAAGAACATTATAAGGAGATTAAATTATGGCAGCCCCAACAGGCAAGTCTTCTGGAGTAGGATACAGAGATACATTCATTTACGAGTTAGACGATGACGGCTATCTTGCCGCCACAAGCACAACCGTGTATGAGGGCATAGAATTATGCGGACGTTCATTTTCTCTAACCGTACCTGACCCGCAAACTATTCAACATCTCGGATGTGATAGAGTTTATGCCACCGACATCTTACCACCGACAGAGGCGGTCACGGGCGAAATTATCAGCGGGCGAACAGACGACGCCCTCATCGCCTTGATTACAAGTACCAAAGTAGCAACAATTGGCGAGGCCAAAATTACGGGTGTGGGAACGAATGAACAAGGCAACGAGCCGCAAGTTGGTATCTTGGCCTATCGGCAGGCGTTGGATGAGACAGGAGCGCGTGTCTATCAAGGTAAGATTTTACCGAAGGCACTCATTAACCCTGCATCCCCCACATTTGACGAAAATGCACAGGAGACCCGCTATAGCGTTCTCCCCCAATTCGTAACTAAACATCTTTGGGGAGTAGCGTTCACCCAACTGACCGAAGGCTATACCCGCGCCCAATTTCTGGATATGACTACACAGTATAAGCCTCGCATCGTGGGCTTCAAAGCCGATGGGACGGTAGTTGAATTTTTGTTTAACACCGATTACCCAGCGGTCAGCACGGATAAAATCGTTGTCTGGCTTGACGGTGTAATAGTCAGTACTGGCATCACGCCCGCCGTTACTGGCGTGACTTGGGGGTCTGCTCCCCCCGCCAATGCTATGATTACGATTATGTACGAATTCGCATAGATGGATATGATATGAAAACAATCACAGTAGAGGGCGATGGCGTAACCGTCACCGTCTCTACTGCCACTGTCGAGATGGGTTTGAACCGTGCAAAAATGAGAAAGGCCGTAAATTCGGAGGAGATACCATCAGATTTACGGCTTTTTTATTCTGTATCGTTCATAGACATAACGGCGGCAACTATCGCTATACAAGGCGCATCGTTCCCGATTTCGTTCGAGAAAGTTTTGGCGTTACCTGACGAGTTTGTCGAGCGTTGGGAGAAGGCAGTCTATGATCTCAACCCGCATTGGCTACCCGTACACGGCAACGAGGAAGACACCGACACGCTCATTAGGGAATTGAGTAGCAGACACCGGGCGCGAAATTCCGCACGGGATGAAGTGCCAGAATTACCGGACGTTATTAAACTCATTGACAAAGAGGGCGCGTTCCAGTTGTGGCAACTACTGGAGGCTACCGGGTGGGCGTGGCCGCCGGACGTGTTACTTCGCCAAGATGAGGCCGTTATGTTGGATTTGATGGTACTATCTGGAATGGCGCATAAAATAGGGAAAATGATAGATAATGGATGACAAATCATTGCGAATTTTAATCCGTTTCGGAATGGATAAAAAAGGCGCAACACAGGCTATACGAGAGCTTGGTAAAATCGAGAAGAAAACAAAGGCGAGCGGGGCGGCGATGGGCGTGGCTGCTGGTGCTACAATGGCGATGGTAGATGCTGTCATTCAATTGGGTGCGGCGGCGGCAAAAGCCTTTTTCGAGATAGCACAAGGCGGCGTTGAAATGAACGCCCAACTAGAGACGGCGGGCAAGGTCTTTGGCGCGGTTTTTGGAGACCCCGCGCTTGGACAGGAGACGCTCAAGTTTTTGGCAGAAGTCTCTGACGAGCTTAACATTGACAAGAATTTGGCTATTAAATTCGGTCAGTCAATTCTACCCAAAACGGATAGCCTGGAGAACTTTACAGAACTATTGAGACTAACTGACATACAAGCCGATGTTACCGGAAAGACAGTCGGGGAGCTAGAGTTTGCAATACGCGAGGCTTTGAGTGGAGATTTTGTCAGTCTCAAAGACCAATTCGATATTAGCAAGGCGCAGGTTCAGCAAATCAAGGATTTAACCCCGACGCTCGGCGAAGCGGGTGCATTGGCGGCGGTTATAGGCGAGGAGTTTGAAAAACTTGGCAAAGTCAACATAACAGGAACTTATCAAACCGATTTGAAGTCACTCAAGGCCGATTTTGCTGACCTTCAAACCGCCTTTGGACAACCGATATTTGAGGCACTTAAAGAGCAATTCGCCGACATTGGCGATGTGATAGACGAGCGCGGCGATGACTTCGAGCTAATGGCGGCGGCTATTGGTGACGCTGTTTCGGCTGTCGTGGAGTTTGTTGGGTCTGGATTGACTGAATTTTTACAAAATTTGGATACTGACCAGATTATCGAAGTATCAAACACGGTCTTCGAGATAATCGAAAATTTACGAGTAATTAGCGACATTTTAGGAACGGCAGAAGTTTCACCTGGCTTCCTTGACGCGCTACAATGGATAGCCGATACATTGTCCACTGCAACTACAGCGGCTTCTCAATTATCTGCTATGTTGAAGGGCGTCAATGCCAGTGTAGACGCTCTTGTACAAGAAAAGGGCGTCGGGGCAACACTCAAGGCGATGGCCTTTGGAATAGAGGAAGACGACAGAGCAATCACAAACGACGCCTTTAATGAGTCAATGAGAGAGTCTCTTGCTACAATGAACGAGTCAACACAGCGTATTGAGGAGAACGCTCAGGCGCAACGTGACAGGACGGCGGCTCAGGAGAACGCAAACGCCGCCGACACGGATGCAATAGATACCCAACTACAGGCCAAAGACGCTCTAGCCGACTCGATTAAAGCAGAGGGCGAATATACCGGCGCCTTAGAGAAAGTAGAAGACAAAACGAAAAAATTGGCTACACAAACGGAACGCGCCAGAGAAAAGGCGTTGCTTGCTTCCAATCAAGCTCAACTAGACGCGCTCACGGATTTTGCTAGAGAGCGTGAAGACATAATGAGGGACAACACCCGCGCCCTTGAGGACATCGGGCTAAAACACCGGGAGTCTATTCTCCAATCCTATAAAACGCTATCAAAAGCAGAGGAAGACATAGCGAAGGATATTGTCCGAGACCAGACAGATTTGGCAAAAGATCAGGCTCAGGAGAAAGAAGAAATTGAGCGTGACCATCTGCGGAAAGTCCGAGACATCCGCAACCAATTCCAACAAGATGCAGAGGAAGCCATCCGCAATCAAGACGCCATAGCGTTTTTGAAGGCGCAACGGCAACGGGATAACGAACTAACAAGCGCATCACAATCCAGACAAGAGAACCTAACCGACGCATCTGAGAAGGCCGCTCAAAAGCGCGAAGCTCTGAAAGTCGAGCAACAACGCTCGCTCGAAGACGCTAAATTAGCCAACCAACAGCGGATTGAAGACCTACGCCAAACACTGGCTACTGAACTATCCGAGCAACAAAGGAAATTGGAACAGGACATCCAAAACCAAGCTATAGCAGAGGAGCGCAAACTACAGGATTTGAACTTGAGTCTTGAGCGGCGATTGTCGGCATTACGAACCGCCGATGAGGAGCGGCTGACTGACCTTGAGAAGACACTGGAAAAAGAATATTCACTAATTGAAGAGTATGAGAAGAAAAAAGCCGCCTTAGTAGGTGGTGGCTCATCTTCAACCCTCTCCCGCAGCTCTCCTAATCGGCTACTTCCCAACACCAAAGGAGCTATGGCAAGCGGGGGATATGCAGACTTCGGGCAATATACGCTTGGCGAAGCCGGTACAGAATTTGTGATGACCGCAGGCGCGACGCGAATGGCAGAGCAAGCTCTAGGCGGGCAACTTACACAGGGCGGGCTTGTCGGCGCATTATCGGGCGGCGGCATTGCGCTAACTCAGAACATCACCATCCCCGAAGGCGTGATAGACCCGCAAGCCATAGTAACAATGATTGAACAAAAAACCGCTACATTATTAGAACAATACGCGAGGGGTTAAAATGCCACAATACGAATTTGGAATAGGCAGTAGCGCCCCGCCGACGAATGTTGAAAGCCTGACCGTTCCGCTCAACCCGCCAACTAGCACAATGACAGGATGGTCGCGCACCTATGACCGATCAGATGGACTGGTAAACGCAGACGGTTTTCCAGTCGCTACTTGGAAATTTGACGTGCTAACACAAGCAATGGTAAACCAATTGCGGACGTTCTGTACTGGCAAAAGCTCGGAAGTCTGCATAAACACACGTTTACCAGATGGGACTTTCGACACCTACACTGCTGTGATGATTTGGCCGGATGACCAGTTGAACAAGAGGAATTTCGGCGGCTACTATTTGGGCATCATTATCGATTTTAGACGCCTCGAGGTCGTGCCCTAATGTCTGCACTCACAACCGCCGAAAAGGCTTTATTGAGAGCCGATGGGCATAAGGCCAAATTGTATATGAGCGTGTTGCAACCGAACACGCTACTAAATGCGCTTGTCAATGATACGGAAATAACAATCGGCGACCGTACAATCATTTATAACAGCGGAACGGGCGACTACTCAAACATAAAAGTAGCTCAAACGTTGTGGATAGGAACGGGCGCGGGGTTGAATGATGTTGGCGCGGTTCGTATCAAATCCATAACTGGAAGCGCGACCGATGGAACGCTCATAGTGGCCGAAAATTCGATAGACTGGAGCGACAACCTGCACCTGACCATAAAGGAGAATTGGGAGTTATGGCCTGTATTACCACGCCTTGACAGTAGCGGCGTGTTTCATAAAGACTACGATATAACCTACACCGACCAGAATACAGAACCTTCACCCGTTGCTATAGCTGGAGCGCATAAGGCTGGAAAAATGAGCGGCGGGTCTATCGTGTTTAGTCTGGACGGTTCAGATAGCTATGCCATTACTCCTGGCGCGACAATCTCTAGCTATGCGTGGGCGTGTACCGGTGGATTGATTGCGGCGGCGTCATCGGCAACGACAACTATCACGTTTACAACGGCAGGTACATATTGGCTGACCCTGACCGTAACCGATAGCAACGGGAAGACGCAGGCCACGCATCGAGTTATCTTTGCCCACGACGCCAACTATCTACCCCACACAGATTTCAGCATTGACGGGCTGACAGGCGACTATGAACGAGGCGGCTGGTCGGCAACCCTGACCGTAATGGGAAACGCCGATATAAGCGAATTTCCCGACAACACGCTGATTGTAATTTGGCAGGAGGCGTGGTATGGAACGACTAAGCAGAACATAGGTGACAGTGAGAATATCGTCTTTGCAGGATACATCAGAGGTGACACTACCACCAAAGATTACAACACCGGAAGCGTGTCATTCCAGGCGTCCACAATCGAGGCGTTACTTGACCGTAGTATGATGTGGTCATTGAGTCTTGAGGCTGTCACAACCCCTACTCACTGGTACGAATACATAAACAACCTTACGAATGCCCGCGTAGTTCACCATTTCTACCGCTGGCATAGCACTCTGTTATTGATAGCGGATTTGTTCTTGCCGATGGACAACACGCTCAAGCGCAAATATGCAGACCTTGAGCAAGGCACATTATACAGGCAAGAGGAAACGACTATCAGACAATACGGCGTGAACGCCCACGCGGTCAGCAACAAGGCAGGTAGATTGTACCTTGAGATAGACGCTCAACTCCTCGACGACACCGACCGGGCAGCACTAACAACGGTCAGCGACATCACAGAAGCCGACAGACGGGACGCCATCACTTTAGTGAGACAGCCTGAAAAGCGCGTGGGAATGATACACTTGAGCGGCATTAGTTACGACGGGACAACAGCGACCCCCATTGTTAGCAAAGCACCGGGACAAGTGCCAGACGCTCACGGCGCGACCATTAAGAATATGGAACGCCAAACATTAGAGAGCCAAGCTCAGGCTAATGCGCTCTGCGGTAGAATGTTGGCACTGGAAAACAACACGTTTCGAGACATCAGAATACCCTTCGCTGGCAACTATCTGGGAGCATTGGACATCGTACCGCAAGAATGGTGGACGCTAACATTATCGGCAGGTGATACTACACGCGGTATTGCCTGGACTAATCAAAAACTTCTTCCCCGTCTCATCAATGGGCAGTTCGATTTTAAGAGCGGTACTATTCTATCCGATGCAATATTCCACAAAGAAGCTGAGGGCGCGGACGGTGTGACGGGTGACTATCCCACAACCGCGCCCAATGTAGGCGGCGCAACACCAACGCCACCGCCTGTCACCTACACATTAAGCGTCAACATTGTCGGGGAAGGTACAGTGTCGCTCGATCCCAGCGGTGAGGGCGGCGTTGGGGCAGTGGTCGGCGTCTACGATGAAGGGACAGTGGTATCTGTGGGAGCTTCGCACGGAGATCGTTGGTCTTTCGTTTGGAGCGGTGATTTATCCGGCTCCACCAACCCCGCAAACCTGACAATGAACGCCGACAAGATTGTCACCGCTACCTTCACCCCAACTCTCGATTTGATGGTCGCCGGGAGTGTCTGGACTATCAGAAGTGTGTACGATGGCTGGGTACTCAGGACAGCAGA